CCCGATACTTCGTGCGTTATACTTCGCATTAATGTTCCTGTATCGGGTGCAGGTGGATTTCCCGCAAAAGAAGGATGATGTCCTTTCTTTCCGTATACTACATCTGGATTAGTAGGACTATCACGCATTATTGTTTTTGCGGTTCTTTCAACTTCTGCACAACTCATTGTAACAAACTTTTTAGAATCGGCTTCTGCTTTTTTTACCTGGTTTTCTAAAGCTCTTGTAAAGTCCGTTATCTGTTGTTCAAAAGTCTTTGCCATTTTTTACCCTTCATTTTCTACAGGAATTAATAAACATTCCCCGTGCTTACTCCAGGCATTTATCGGCATTATATTAAATATTTCCGTTTTGCCTGTAAAAGCTGATAAAACACTCGCCCGATTTCCACTCTTTACGCTTTCGTGAAAACCATTATATAAAAACAGTCTGACATTCCCTTTCATCGTAGAAAGTCCGAACGCTTTAATTTCATCTTCTGTCATTGTATGTGGTTGTACATCACCTTCAATTACTTCTATCGGTTCCCACTCTGCAATATAATCTCCGCTTTCATCTATAACGTTTTTTTCTGCAAGAATAGAAACAGTTGCATTATGAAATCTGACCATTAAGCAACCCCATAGAAAATATATTTTGAAAGAAGTGTTTTTGCACTTTCAGAAAGACCAACATTATTTGCACTGTCTGAATAAGTATCCGAAATATGTCCTTCTGTATGACCTTTCAAACCAATAGCACCCATTGAATCAAGGTTGTATTTTTCTACAACGCAATTAATACAACAAGTTACAATGTCATAAGGCAGACTATCTTCTGCACCTTCTGAATAGTTTTCATCACCTGGCAGATAATAACCCGCAATATATGTGACTTTAACATCCCAAACACCACTAACTATATCGTGAGTAAATCCCCTTGTATAAGACTTTCCGCCCCAACCAAGACCACGATATAACCTTCCCCAACGATTATAAACAGGGAACATTTCATAATCAGTAATCACTTCACCGCCCATTGTGACTTCTGATACACTCTGTAACGGGAAGTGATTTAATTGCAATAATTGACGGTTATTTTCTGCCTGTACTTCTTCTGTGTATTCTGCCCTTGCTAATGTATAGCCGATATATCCTTCAATCAACGAAGATACCTGCTTAATCATCAGATTAAGTTTTGCGTCTTTTGTTGTATCATCAAGAGAGATATTAAGCATTGTTTTTACATCAGATAAAGTACATAACATAATTCTAACCGCCTTTTATTTATGCCTGTGGGTCTACGTCAAAATCACCAAGTACACCTACTGCACTTGTTGAAGTGATAACCTTGAGATATTCCTTTGCACCTGCAATATTGATGTTATTTGTTCCGTCTACAAGAGTAGCGAAATCTGCAAAAGTTCCACTTGATGTATCGCAAGTCTGAAGATTTCCTGCACCGTCTGCTTCAATTACGATGTTTTCTGCTGAACCTTTAGCAAATGCAGTTTTACAATCTGCAACTATTTTAATCTGGTCTAAAATCTTAGAACGTGTCATTTTATGTATCTCCTATTTAAATCAAGTTTAAGGAAAGCGGGGATTTCTCGCCCGCTTTTATTGTTACCGAGTAACAAACCTTATTAGTTCTGTGAATAAGTTCCACGAACAAATGCTTCTGGATGACGACAAGCAAAGTCAACTTCTGTAATAAGTCTTACAAGAGTTAAGTCTTTGTCGAATGCAGAAATTGTCTTTCCGTTGCTTACGAATGTACCATCTCTTGATACTTCAATAGAAATATCCTTAGAAATACCAAAGAGTAATTGTGACCAATCACCAAGCCAGAAATCTGAATAATCACTAGCAGGTGCGGTTGCTTTTGTATAATCAACTGTTGTTGATGTCAGGAAGTCATAACCGTTAAGTGTTTTCTGTGTAGCCATTTCTGTTGCCCAAGCAAATGGTCCAGTTGTAAACTTAGTTGACTTGATCCAAGATTTACCTTTTGGTGAAAGCAACCATTTTACATTTTCCATTGGGATGTTAGCCTGTTCGAGAAGTGCTTCCATATCGTTTGGAGTATCTACACCAAATGCAGTTGTTGAACTTCCACTTGTCTGAACGCCTGTTGTGTTTTTCAAGCCTTTTGGCTGATACTGTGAACCTGTACCTTTGAGAAGTGCAATATCAAGGGCAATTCTTGCGTTACGCATTAAATCTTCTGCAATCCAACCTTCAACATCTACACCGCTTTCACGGATAACTGTATTTGTGATTGCTGACTTTGCAAAAAGTTTTTTTGCGTGCATATTTACTTCACCAAATCCAGGCTGTGTAATATCGCCGATTGTTTCTTCTCCACCCCAAGAAATTGCAGATGTAGAATCCATTCTAGGGATAGACAAGTTACCGTGTACAAGTGGAACACGTCTTACACCCAATTTGTCAATCAAAGTATTAGCAAGAAGGGCGTCAATATAATCACTTGAGAATGCCAAAGGAACTGTAAATCCACCTTCTGTTGGTGTAGTTGCATTTACTGCCTTTGTCGAAAGTACCTTGATAAGTCCTTTTGAATTAGCAAAGTCTTTCTTTGCCTGTGCAAGAATTTCTTCATCAGAAACCTGTTTGATAGAACGGTAATCTTTGTTATGCATAGCACGAACTGCTGAAGCCAACATCTGATTTACGATTGTTACAGAGTTTTCTTTTGTTTCAACGTTTCCGCTTACTGCTTCTTTGAAAGCTTCAAGATATGCAACGTTTTCTGCTTTCTTCTGTTCTGCGTCTGCGTTGATTTCTTTTACTGCTTTCTCAACAACTTCTTTAATCTGTGCTTCTGATACACCTGCACCCATTTCCTTTTTGATTGCTTCTGTTTTATCTGCAATCTGTTTAGCTGAACGTTCATCAATGATACGTTCAAGTTCTGACATTTCCATAGCCATAATTTTTTTTAATCTCCTTTCAGATTTTATTTTTTATTTTTTTGTTTTCGGTTCTTCCGATGTAATTAGACCTTAATTACTTAAAAGAATATCCCGTCATATTTCTACAACGGGATAAAAACTTTTTTAAATTTACTTTTTACTTTTCTACGAAGTTTCCGCAGATTTCTACAATAGCGGTTGCACCAATACCGATAGAAGCATTGATTGCGGTTGCAAATGTAGGATTAAAGAATGTGACAAATCCGATAGCGATTGTTGATAAACCGCCTACGATTGCCACTACAAGATTGTAAACTTTTTTACTCATCTTTTTACATCTCCTTTTTCCGTAGTATAACACACCTATTTTCCACTTGTCAAAAATCCTAAACGTTAGGCAATTCCACAACATTATCAGGAAGTTCTACAAGGTTCTTTTCTGTTTCTTCAAGTTTCTTTGTAAGTCTTGCTACTGTCTGTTTTACTTCTGCAAGTTCCTTTTCAACATCACTTAATTTTTCATCAAGGCCTTTCTCAGTTGTAAAGTATTCCTTGATAACTGATTTATCAAGACCGAAACTCTTTACTGCTTCTGCAATAGCGTCTTGATTTGCAGGAACTGCAACCGCAGAAAATTCCAAAAGTTCCCATTTAAGAATATCAAACCCCGTTTCGCTTTCAGTCCATTCAAGCGGAATAAAACCAACAGATACAGCATTAAGCATACCTGTCTTATAACAATGGTATGTGAAGTCTACAAGTTTTGCTTTTTCACTTGCCTGTTCTGGATTTGTAGAAAGTTCTTCAAGTGTAGGGAAATAAACGATTGCTTTTACACTGTTTCCTTCTACCCAAAACTTAGTTACCTTACCAAGTGGAAATTCTCTTGAATTGTGAAAAGACAAGAAAACAGGGTTTTTCATATAATTTGTAAAATCAACCCCGCTCGCTCTTAAAATATCACCATCTCTATCTTCTACTTCTTTTGAGATAGTAAACTGTACACATCTATTACCCAAATCTTCTGTGATGATAGATACATCTTTTTTATTCAACTGACCTTTTTCAAGTTTCATTTTTATCTTCTCCTTAATTTTTAATTATGCAATTCTCAATGTTTCGATAGTCTGAATGACTTCCCAAATATAATGCTCTGAATGTAGAGTAAAATCTTTTGCGGGAATGTGTATTACTTCCCACCCTTTTTTTACACCTAAAAAATAATTTCTTCTACGGTCTTTTACTTTTGCATTTTCCCGT